ACGTTAAATGGGTTATTGACCAAAACACAGTCCCATATCAAGACGAGCGTATTCAAGCGTCTGATGAAATTGTATTCTGCGAACCTTACAAATCTAACTTTGTTAAGGGCGAAAAGCATTTAATTCAGGCTTACGCAGATCTTCTTGGTGTGGAATACGATCCTAAGAAAGATAAGCCTAAGTTGTATACAGATCAACTGAAAGCAGATGTAGATAAACTGCTATCTGAGAACAATATTAACAAGTTTATTATTGTGCAGTTTTCTGGCGGCCAAAGCCCAATTAATTTTAATGGGCAGAATCAGTACATGTCTATTGATCCTGGTAGGAACTATCATCCGTTCTTAGCATCTCAACTGATCCATATGATCAAACAGCAACATCCCGATCTAACTATTTTTAACTTTTCATTACCCAATGAGCCGAATTACGAAGGTACCGTTCGTCCTGAGATTCCTTTCACTGTCTGGCATGAGTTGTTAAAGAAAGCAGAAACTTTTGTGAGCATTGACTCTTCACTACAGCATTTTTCAGCATCTACGGGTAAGAAAGGTGTTGTGCTGTGGGGTAGCACTGGATGGAATCAGCTTGGGCATAGCCACAATGTAAACATGAACTACTTCATGAAAGACAAGTGGGAAAAGGAAAAGTTTATTCCTATTGATCCACGCAACTTGATGGTAGATCCTGCCACTGTTGCCGCTGAAGTAACTAAGCTAATCAAGAAGGATAGCAAGTAATGCCTACAGCAGTTAAGACAGTTAACCTTAAACATGTAAGATCTAAAGATTCTGATGGTAACGTTACGTCTTGGCATATTGAGTTAGCTTACACGGTCTCTGACTATGTGGCGTGGTATCAATGCGATGTATCTTCACCTCTGTTTACTCCTAAGCCTGCTTCAGACTTTACGGACGATGAGCTAATTGCTCTATGTCCTACTTCTACGTGGGATACTAGGTTTGATCAGGACTACGATACATATGTAACGAATGCGCCAACAGACGAAGAAACGGACGTAGGCTAGCGTGACAATATCGGGAGGAGCCATTTCATCTCAGAGCTTTGGCTCTTCCCCGCCTTTGCCTATAAGTGTGGACGTAACTAGTCTACTTGTAGGCACTGTTGAATTAGGTTCTTTTGAACTACACGGAATAAATAACTTGTACCCTGTGGTTGGAGCAGGGATTACAAGTGAAATAGATGAAGTTGATTTAAGCACTCAAGTTAATCAACAGATAACATCTGTTTTACTGCAGTCCAATTTAGGCGCATTAGATTTTATTACCAATGCGTCATTTGAAATTTCTGGAGTCTCTGCAACATTAAACTTTAATGATGTAGAGGTTTCAATTGATGTAGATGTGAGTATAACAGGGGTACAGGCGGATTGGGCCACAGGTACCTTAACGTACATTACTGATGTCAATCTAGCCATTACAGGACAAGAGATTGCAACTTCAGTAGGTCCGTTTGAGTTATCTACTGAAGTTAATCTAACATTAGATTCTGTTTCTGTAACCGGCTCTACCGGCGTAACAGATTTTATATCTACTAACATATTGCCAATTGACGGTACTGAATTTAGTGCGTTGATTGGAGAATTAACTTTAAACATAGTCAACTTTGATTATGACGCTGTTAAAGAACTATACGATAGACAGAGAACTGTTTATGTAGATTCACAGCCAGACACAATAATTTACATTGAACCACAAGCATCACGTACTGTGTACATTGACCAAAAGAATCACGTGGGTAGAACAACTCTCAAGGTATAGCAAATGTCGTATAAATGGCCTAATAAAGATCCAGATGAAATACTAGATTATAGCGTTGATTGGTCTAGGTTTTTGGACGCTGCTACTATAGCGTCTGTTACTTGGTATATAGACAATGCGGATGGTGTAAAAACCCAATACGACGATACTGATGTTGTTAATGGATTACAGAAAGTTAGCCAAACAGAAACAACGACTGTTGCAACTATTCGTCTGTCTCTTGGAACTAATAATGTTCAATACAAATTATATTGTAGTATGACAGATAACGAAGGGCTTACTGCGGAAAGATCAGTAACTATTCGGATAAGGAATAACTAATGGCAGATTATAATTATTTAACATTGGTAAACGAAGTTAATCGTAGGTTAAACGAAGTTGAACTTACATCTGCTAACTTTGCTACTGCTAGTGGATTTTACCATACAACAAAAGACGCTATAAACTCTGCTATTCGACACATTAATCACGAAGAGTTTGGTTGGCCTTTTAATCACGTAGAGCAAGAAGATGTATTGACTGCAGGCATTATACGTTACGGGTATCCTCATGATGCTAAGTTTGTTGATATGGATTCTTTTAGAATTAAAAAAGACACAAATCTTAATGTGAACACTAAGCTTCTAAAATACGTAGACTATAAAGACTATTTACAAAACCATATTAAATACGAGTACGACGGTAGTGATACACTCCAAGACACTCCTGCTTACGTGTCAGTCACTCCAAGTTTAGAGTTTTTAGTTTTTCCTACACCAGATAAAGCGTACGAACTGGTGTATGAGTACTACAGAAATCCTGTAGAGCTAGAAAACTACGATGACGTACCTAGTATTCCAAAAGAGTTTAAACATATCATTGTAGATGGCGCAATGTATTACGCTTATCAGTTTAGGGGCGACACGCAAGCTTCCCAACTTGCACAACAAAAATTTGAAGAAGGCGTTAAATATATGAGAACTTTGTATATTAATCGCTATTCGTACATACGTTCTACTTACAGACCTAAATCTGGTATTTCTAACTTTAGCGTTAGGGTTGCATAATGACGTCTACTTGGCGTACCAAAATTACAGAGTTTAAAGGCGGGTTATTATCTAACCTCAGTCCTTTACAACAGGGTATTAATAACGTTGGTTCTGCTATCACGTTACAAAACTTTGAACCGTCGTTAAGTGGCGGGTACAAAAAAATAGCAGGGTACGAAAAGTTTAGCGATGTTGAAGTCACCGGCACTGGTGAAATTCAAGGCGTATGTGTTACTAATGAAGTTGATTCTAACGTCGTAATCGTCATTAGGGATGGTGTTTACTACCAAGGAAATGGTACATCCTGGACAAGCAAAGCCACAGCGTCTAACACCAGTTTTGATAAAGCTCGTTTTACTAAGTATAACTTTAACGGGACTCCCAAAATTGCTTTTGTGGATGGTAGCAATTATCCTGCCTATTACGACTCAAGTGCTGACACTGTTACATTTTTGACTACCTCTACGGAGAATGATCAAGTACAAGGCGCAGAACATGTTGCGTTCTTTAAGAATGCGCTATTTTTTGCAAAAGGCAGTAATTTATTTTTTACTTCAGCTTTTACAGACACAGATTTTTTAGTAGCTAACGGCGCAGGGCAGATTAATGTAGGCTCTGATGTTACTGGATTAATTGTATTTCGTGAACAGCTAATTATATTTAGCATTGATCGTATAACTAGGTTAGTAGGTTCTACAGTAGCTGACTACTCCTTGCAACCTATTGTCGAAAGTATTGGTTGTATTGAACCTGACACCATTCAAGAAATTGGTGGCGATATTATGTTTATGGGTCCAGACGGATTACGTACACTAAGCGCAACAGACCGAGTAGGTGACTTTGGACTAGATGTAGCGTCAAAACCTATTAAGCCTAATTTTGATACCTTTAAGAGCAACTCCACTACGTTTGCTAGTTTAGTAATTCGTAATAAAGCACAGTACCGCATATTTGGATACACAGCAGCTAACAGAGCAGCGGTATCTAGAGGTATCTCAGGAACTAAGTTTGTAGACCAAGGTGGCTCTGGGCTTCAGTTTGCAGAATTAAAAGGAATTAAAGCAAAAGTTTGTGATTCTCAATTAACAGGCACAGACGAATTAATTGTATTTTGTAATGATGATGGATACGTATACACCATGGAAGTGGGGACGGATTTTGATGGATCTAACATTGATGCAATATACCAATCTCCTTTTATGCCTTTTGACGATCCACAAACACGTAAAACATTCTATAAATTTGTTTTGTATTTGGACCCCGAAGGATTGGTCTCTTTAACTTGCAGTCTTGTGTTTGATCAAGAAGACCCTAATCGAATTCAACCGGCATCTTTCACGGTTACAGGCACAGGTACAGGAATATTTACATATGGTAACCCTGCGGCAGTGTTTGGTACTGCCACTTTTGGTGGGCAACTGGATAAAATTTACTCAAACAACGTTATTGGATCAGCAAAAAACGTTTCCATACGTATTGAAGATATCAGCACTAACCCTTTATACACATTAGATACGGCTGTATTTGAATACAGCATAAACGACAGGCAATAGGAACTATTATGGCAGGTTACACTAGAAACGACACATCCAACAACATTGCTAACGGTAATGTTATTGATGCGGACGATTTTGACGGAGAGTTCAACGCCATTGAAAGTGCGTTTAATGGTAGCACTGGTCACGTACACGATGGCACCTCCGGTAATGGCCCTTTAATTGACACTAGTGGTATTTGCGATAATGCAATTACTGAAGCAAAAGTGTGCAGTGCGGCAATCACTACAGCTA